TCACTTCCGCCGGGAGGCCCTGAAATGGGTGACCCGATTGTCCGCTATAAGCGCGTCAATCCGTGACTCGATTCCCTGGTCCACGGAGGGCAAGAGGTGGCCGTAGCGGTCTAGCGTGGTGGTGATGGAGGCGTGGCCCATTCGCTCCTGGAGAACCTTAGGATTGCAGTTGAGGGAAATCATCAGGGCGGCGTAAGTATGGCGGAGGTCATGGAATCGGACGCGGCGGAGCCCGGCGCGCTCCAGCGCGGGGTGAAACTCCCGGGCTATCATGTTCGAGAAGTTGACCGGCTTGCCGGCGCGGTTGCGGTAAATCAGGTCAGACGGCTTCTGGCCTGTCGGTCGGTGCGCCTCGAGCTCCTCAGCCAGGAGCGGGGAGATCGGGACGGCCCGGACCCCGCGCTTGCTCTTCGGGGAAGAGAACCCGTACTCCGGATGGTATGACCGCCGAATGTATATCACCCCGCGCGCCTGGTCATAATCACTCCAGCGCAAAGCCAGGAGCTCGCCTTGCCGGGCCCCGGTCAGGACGGCCATGGCGAACAGGGCGCGGTATTCAGGACTGGCCGCGTCGAGGAGCCTGGCCACTTCATCAGGTCTGAGGTAGTCCATCTCTCGGTGCGGAGCTTGAGGGAGCTCGACGAATCGGGTGGGATTCTGCTGGACGTACCCCCAGGCCTCTGCTTTCTTCATCATGGACTTGAGGACGGCGAGCGTCTTGCTCACGGTCCTGGGGGAATATCCCGCGCGGATTTTCTCCGCCACGTATGATTGCACTACATCGGGAGTGATGTCCTCCAGGGGGCCAGAGAAGAACGGGGCCAGGTGGTTCCTCGTCACCTCGCGGTAGTCTTTCAGGGTGCTGGGTTTCAGGCCCTTGACGCTTGCGTAGTCCTCGAGCCAGCGCTCTGCCAGGTCGGAGAAGGTCACGCTCCTGGGCCTGCCGAAGGTGCCCTCGGCCAGCTCGGCGCTCGCCGCGCGGAGACGGGCCTCGGCGTCCTTCTTGCGAGCGAACCCGCCCAGATTCTTGGCGCGACCGCCCACGCGCGCCACGGCATAGTATCTGACCGCCCCGGACGGGAGGACCCGGCGCCTTATATGCCCGGACATCAGCGTTTCTTTTTCTCTTCCTGGAGCTTCTTCGAGGTCCGACCGAGCCGCTTGGTGGCCTTGTATTTCACCAGCGTCATCACCTCGTCGATGTCCTCCTGGACGATGCCCGGGTAATTCTCGAGACAGTTGCGGAGCTCCATGTCAGATGATGGGCCACCGCCCCTGCTGTCCATGGGTACGCCCAGAATCTCGAAGTGCATGACCTCTGCCACCTGGATTAATGCATCCAGTCCCGGGCTACCGCCCCGCAGATAACGCGAGAGAGAAGATTCGGAAATCCCCAGCAGTATCGCGAACTCCTTTTGAGTCATGCCGAACTCCTCCATCCTCTCACGAAGCCAACGAGCAAAGTCAAATCCCATTATCGCCACCCCCGCGTACATATTTCAACGGAATTCTCACTGAGTAGCATCTCATAAACCTGGAATCCCGTGGCAAAAATGCAGGATTCTATATTGACAATGCCGAATTCCTAATGTAGAATCTGACACGGTTACAACCAACAGGGAGAAGCGCAAGTGGGGAACCTCGAGTCAGACATCAAGCCCAAGCGAAAAGCTCAAGACATCAACCTCAGAGAGCTTGAGCAGTTGACCGGGATAAACCGGGGAGAGCTTTCACGGATAGAGCGCGGTCGGCTGGTCTATGACGAGAGGCAGAAACGACTCATAGAGGAGGTGCTAGGGGAGGTCGCCATGTGGGCGCTCGAAGAGAGAGACGGCCTTCTGGTGAGAATCCCCATCAGGCCAGCATGAAACTTATCACCGCTAAAGAACTCGCGGAACTCATGAGCATCCCTGTCGGGACCGTGTGGGCCCTGGCGCGAGAAGGCCGCATCCCGCACTACCGGACGGGGAACATCCTGCGCTTCGATGCGGAAGAGGTCCTGGGGACCATCCGCAACGGCAACGGGGGGAGAGATGAACACGACGGAAGCGAGAAGGACGAAGGCGACGGCGGAGTTACTTCTGGAGGTGCAGGCTATCGACATGGAAGTGGCCGGTCTGTTGCGGCGCCTGTTGGTCTTGATGCAGGAGCATTGGAATCTGCTCCGCGAGGCCCAGGCCACGAATGACGAAAGGGGGTGATCGAATGCCAATAGCTACAAGGACTCATGCGAACGGGAAGATGGCCTCTCTCTACATCGTCAATGACGAGCGGTTCAACTACTACCCGATAGTAGAGGTCAGCGTCTATGACTGGCGGGACCACGGGGCCGGGGTCAAGGTCGTCGTTGAGCCCAGGGTCGAGGGCGTGAAAGTCGAGGTTGTGGACCTGGCAGAGGTCCTAGCCGACGACGAGAGACAGAGAAGGGAGGCGGCGAATGCTTGACCATCTATCACCATCACAGATGTCGATGTGGGGGCGCTGTCAGGTCCAGTGGTACTTCCGTTATGTCGAGGGCCTGAAGATACCGCCGAGTGTGTCCATGGCCCAGGGTTCGGCCATGCACGAGGGGGCGCGGTTCAAGTTGGCCGCTCGGGTGGAAGGTGCGGAGGAGCCCTCCGACAGCGACACGGAAGAGTACATCGTAAACGAATTCGAGGAGGCCGGGAGAAAAGGCCTGGACCTGAAGGAGGGGGACGACCTCGGCAAGGCCAAGGACGAGCTCACCGCCTGTGGCAAGGTCCTCCTCGAAGAGTCCCTCCCGGACATCACGACACCCACAGCAAGTGAGAAAAGATACGACCTGAATCTGGAAGATAGAGACGTTGGCCTGGTGGCGATTACGGACGTTGAGGAGGAGGGCCGAGTTAGAGACTTCAAGCTGACCTCTAAAACACCCGACCCCCTCTCCGAGCTACAGCCTGTAGTCTACACCTACTGCCGGTGGCAGGAAACCGGGGAGGTCCCGGACTTCACCTATGAAGTGGTGAAGAAGCTCAAGACCCCAAAGCTTGAGCGGGTAAACCACCGGTGCACAGAGGCCGACATCAACTTCTTCTTCGCACAATTCGACGCGGCGGTGTTCCAGATGAAGCACGCAATCGAGGCCGGCAACTTCGTCCCCAACCCCTGCGGTTGGTGGTGCTCGGAGTCCTGGTGCGGTTACTGGAACCATTGCCGAGGCAAGGGGGTATGACAGGTGAGATCGTCAGACTCAATAGCAAAGCTCGCCCCGGACCTGGTAAAGCTCCAGGGGGAGCTCAGTAACCCGAAGGTCAACAAGACTAATCCACACTTCAACAAGAAGTACGCCGGCCTGGACGCGGTGACAGATGTAATCCGCCCGGTGGCGGCAAAGTACAACTTCGCCATTGTCCAGGAGCCCAGCAACGCGAACGGCGCCGTGCTCATCACCACGCGCCTGATTCACACATCCGGGGAGTGGCTGGAGCTCTCGCCGCTCTTCCTCGTGCCCGACAAGAACACACCCCAGGGGGTCGGAAGCGCTATCACTTACGGTCGGCGCTACACCGAGTCGGGGCTGTTCAACGTGGCGAGCGAGGACGACGACGACGGGAACGGCGCCGAGCCTGCAAAGGCACCCTCCAGGAAGCCTCCCACCGCCAAGCCCAAGGAAGCCGCAAAGCCCAAGGAAAGCGGTGGGCCCTCCGAACCTCAGATTAGAGCCCTGAAGGGCCTCGGCTACCAGCTCGGCTACCGCGAGAAGGACCAGAACGATGTCGGCTGGTGGACGCCCACTTTTATGGACATCCTCCAGAACCAATACGGTGTGGACGAGATCGACGAGCTCACCGGGGGAGCGGGCGGGACGGCCAGCCACCTCATATCTGCCCTCACTAAGCAGGCGGACGAGGCGCGAAAGGCCAAGGAGGCGGAACATGGCGTGTAAACACCTGGCGGTAGAAACGGACTTCCTGGTCCTCTGTCTCAGGTGGGACGAATACGTCACCGCCGAGGACTGTCAGGAATGCCCCGACTACTCGGAAGTCACGGAGGAGGTGGCCCGTGAGAACTGAGGTTACCCGGCTGGTGGCGACCATGGTTGGATACCGAGGGTACGACCGGCGGATAGCAGGCGCGGACCTCGCCGCCAAGCTGGGAATAAGCGAGCGCGAGCTCAGGGATGTCGTCAACGCCGCCCTGGATAACGGGCACCCCATCGTCGCGCTGTTCGAGGGCGGCTACTACTATGCCATGAGAAGGGAGGAGATCGAGCACCCCGTCCGCCAGCTCCGCTCCATGAGCAAGAAACTGAAGGAGAAGGCCGACAGGATGGAGGCGGCGGCGGAGAAAGTGTTCGGGCCCCCCACCCTTTTCGGAGGGGGTGGTGGTCTTGCCGAGGGATAGGAGGATGGTGTCCCGGTCCCTGTTCACCTCCAAGAAGGTCTACCAGGTGACCGACAGCGAGGCCGCGCTCTTCGTGGGGCTAGTTGTGGAGGCAGACGATGAAGGCCGGGGCGAGGGTGAACCCTTCGCCCTTCGCCTTAAGTTTGCGAACCGCACCTGGAGCGACACGAAGCTTGAGACGATGCTGAAGCACCTGGACGAGGTCGGCCTTATCTGGTGGTACAAGAACGGCCAGGGGACCTATTACGAGGTGGTGGACTTCATGAAGCACCAGCGCGGTTCATGGCACGGGAAGTGTGCGGTCCCTTCGGAAATTCCTTCTCCAGGGAACCCGGAAAGCACCCTGGTCAACCATGAACGGTGTAGCGCTACACCGGAGGCGGTGGAGCACTCCACCACGAGTGGTCCTAATAGAACTAAAGGGAAGGGAATAGAAGATAATATATACCCCTCGCCTGCCGGCTCGGGCAAGTTTGAATACCCGCAAGAATTCGAGGACTTCTGGAGCGCTTACCCGCGCAGGGTCGAAAAGCGCAAGGCCTACCGGCTGTGGCTCGCCCACGTGCAGGACGGCGTGAAACCCGCAGACCTGGCGAAGGCCGCCGGCGAATACAGCCGCGAGACGAAAGACCGAGAGTCCGAGCACATCAAGCACCCTTCCACCTTTTTAGCCAAGCGTGACCGACCTTTCGAGGACTACATCGAGAAGGCCGGCGCCAATGCCAAAAAGGTGGAAGCAGACAAGAAAGCCGTGGAAAAGGTCCAGGAGCGGCTGGAGCAACGTCCGGAGGAGAAACTCACCCCGGACCAGGCCCAGGCCAAGGTTGAGAACCTGGAGAAGGCGGCGAGGCAGGCGACTGGCCCCGCGCGCGAGCGGCTCCACGGGCTTGCTCAGAGCATCGCGGAAAAGTACTCGATACCCCGAGCAGTTGAGGACAACGGGAGAAGGGAAGCGCTCGGTGAGTTGAGGCCCAGCGCAGAGATGGGAGGGTGAGAACAATGAGCTTCAAGAGAGACGATGCTCCGCCGGCCCCTTCATATTGGCGCGTGGTCACTCCGCGCATGGAGGGCATTAGCACCTGGGAAGAGGGTCTGCGGCTGGTCCTTGACGACCTCGAGGACCTCATGGTCCGCAAGCACAACGACTACGGCCCTGGGAACATCGACGCCCTGGGCGAGCGCGGCATATTCGTCCGGGTCTGGGACAAGGTGAACAGGCTGAAGAGGCTGGTCTGGGAAGGGCGGAAGGCAAGGGTCGACGAGACGACAGAAGATACCTGGAAGGACTTGGCCAACTACGGGATTATCGCGCTCATGGTGGAGCGGGGATACTGGGACCTCCCCTTCGGTGGTGATGCGGAGTGAAGAGAATCTATATCTCGGCGCCCTACCGTGGGAACGGTGACTCATTCAGAGTCCAGCAGAACATCGAGAGGGCGAAGAAGCTGGGCCGGTCATACGTGGAGAATGGCTTCATTCCATTTGTCCCGCACCTGGCACAGGGATACTTCGAGAACACTTCCTGGGAGGCCGGCAACGCGCTTTACTACTGCCTGAAATGGCTGGAGGTGTGCGACGAGCTCCACTACTTCGGGACCCCGACTGAGGGGATGAAGGACGAGATCAGATACGCGAACGGCATGGGAATCAAGGTGGTGCAGAAGCCATGGCCCCCTGGACTCCAGCGGGGACAGGTCAATCCGAAGGGGGGGGTGTGATGTGGGCTGGGTGCAGATAGATACCTACCTTGAGCGGGACGAGAGTTTATACGAGCAGGCCTACGGGCCCACGGATACGAGGACCATCATCCCCCGGGCCCGAGAATGCGAAGTGTGCAGGGACCCCACACCTTTCTACATATCGGGGTCCCTTTGCGAGCCGTGCGCGGCTCTGGAGCGCCTTTGCCTGGACTGTGGAACCGACATATCCCACATGAACACGAACACCCGGAGGTGTCCCGCGTGTAGGCGGATATGGAGGCACTCACCGCTCAGGCTGGAGATGAAGGAAAGAAAGGCGGTGAACAGTTGAAGCACAAGCGGTGCGGATTGTGCGGCCTGGAGCTTGTAGAGGAAAACGGAAAGTACCACAAGGACTGTGGTACGGCCTTCAAGAAACTGGCGGACCGGATGCGCCGGCGCCGTGGCCACGGAGACTATCGGCACCCGGACTACCTGGCGCTGGAGTCAGTCGCCGAGGAGGTCCAAGACCTACTGGTGAACCGGAGCGTGCACGAATTGAAGGAAGCTTTCGGGGACAAGACTCCCGTAGTCGAGGAGCTCCTAATTTCGGTGCACCTGAAGATGAAGGAGTTAGGGTGGAGGGGTTTGTACGCTTGAGGCAACTCTTCGGGGAGCTGTTCCTCGACGGGTATGAAGGAGAGCGAGACAACGAGCTGGAGAAGCTCGGGATAAAGATACCCCATAACGACCTGGGGTTGAGGGTCAGGGACCCGGTCGCCTACAGGCTCTATGAAGAGCTGGACCGAAGGTGCTTGAACCTGGCCAGAGAGTACGAGTACCTCCGGGCGAAAGCATATCGCCCAGGAGAGTACGTCGAGTTACAGAGGGAGGTTTCATGAAGCGAAAACAGAGAGAGCGCCGGGGGTCTATCACGCTTTGCTGTGTAGGCGTGGGCGCGATAGTCCTGGCCACGGCGCTCGGAGTGTTAGCGTATCAGGAGCAGGGGCCCGGCACAAAACAGAATAGTACGGACGTAGCCAGAGTACCCGCCGAGTCCCTGCTTGCTGATGATGGATACCCGGCCATGGAGAAGGCCAAGTGGGATTACATCATATCCCAGGTGGTCAGGCTCAAGACCATCGAGAAGGTCGACGGCTACCTGTCGCGCAAGGGTTCACCGCTTGCCGGCACCGGTGCGAAGTGGCTGGAGTGCTCCGAGCGGTACGGCATCCCTTACTCACTCGCTATCGGAATCATGGGATGGGAGAGCGCTATGGGCCGACAATGTTTCAGACCTATGAACGCCGGCGGCCTGATGCAGTACAGCGGGTTCGGGTCGTGGCAGGACTACATCGAAGCGCAGTACGGCTTTCTCGCGCAACACTTTGGCCAGCCACGGGTAGCGGAGGACTGTCCTGGCTACTGCGAGGGGACGCCGCAGAGCTGGCTCAATGGGGTGAACGGAATCAGGAGGGAGGTGGAGTCGCTATGAACGGAATCGAGGTGGCGTGTCTGGTGCTGCTCGCGGCTCTCGGCATCACGGGGAACGTGTTGTACCTCATAGAGGGGCGGCGGAGAAGGGAGGCCGAGGCCTTGGCCGACTACTTAGCGGAGAAGTGGGTGCGCAGTTTGAGGGAGGGGGAGGCGTGAGATGAGCGTGTGTGATGAAGGTTGGGACACGGGTGAGCCAACTTACGGCCAATGTCCTGCTCTGGAGTTCGACGAACATCTAGCGTGGTGTGCGCTCGGTTATTTCCCTATCACGGCGGCATGGAACAAGCCCACCACCTGCCCCTTCGCCTCCATCCTCCGCGCCCTACCCACCGCCGAAATCCACTACGAGGAAGTGGAGGGCTGGGACACTTGGGTGGTCAGCGTCAAGAAGCCCGACACCTGTCCCACCTGCGGAGGGAAGGAACGGAATCCCCACGCTGAAGTTAACGTGGTAACGGGCGAATCAGAAGATGAAGCGTGTCCGACTTGTGGCAAGTGGCAACGAAAGGGGGAGTGATGGGTAAGTGTAAATTCGCCGAGTCGGTTATCTATTGTCACCTAAAGGATGAATACACCGACCCGTCAGATTGTAAGACTTGCGAGGAGTACTGTACCGCCGGTGGTAAGGCACGAAAGGAGAAGTGACTTCGCGACCAGGTTGACCGCGACGAATTCCGCGCGTAATCTCAAGGTGAGTCATAGTCGAAGCCCCCGCCTGGGGGCTTCACCCTTTCGCCACCCCAACGGTGACAGGGACCTTCTCACTTGCTGAAGGCCGGGCACGTACCAGCCCGGCCAAAGAACACAATCGTTGCGCCCCCTCGCAACGTCGGAAGAGCGGGGGCCCCAGGTCCCCGCCTTCCACCTTAAAGGAACCATGAAGCGCTGTAACTTCTGCGGACGCCGTGCCCAGACACATCACATATTCACGCGGGGCGCCCATGGGAAAGCGGCGCTGGTCCCGGAGAACGAGATCGACTTGTGCATCAAACATCATGCGGAGGCTCACAGCCTGGGGAGGGAAACATGGGCGAGGAAGTACGGGCTGACAGAGATGGTGAGAACGGCGAGAGAAGCAGTACGAAAGAAGGAGATAGCCTCCAGTTCCAGGCGAGCATAGCGCCCACATCAACGGCGATAAAGTTCGACGGCGCCGGCGGGGGAGCGAGGGTACAACTGGACCTCCCAGAGAGCCAATACAGGGAGGCCTTGGTCCTGACAAGCTACAGGGGGATGCTCCTAAATGTGACGGTGGAAGTGGACGAAAACAGCCCTTGACAAACTTTTGCTAGCTTTGCTAAAATATAAGCAAGGCAAGCAAGAGGAAGGAGGGGGCGCACGTGACAGACTACCGAGAGGCCGCACTGAAGGCCTGGGCTACAAGACTCGCCGAGATGGAAGAGGAGGACTACCAGGCGCTGGTCCTGAAGAGGCTCGACCGCGAAGAGAAGGCGTCGAGCGCATATTTCAGAAGCGTCATAGTGAACGACTGTGGCGGTGTCAAGGACGAGGACTACGAAAGCATCCCCGTCTGGGCGCGGAGGCGAAACGGAACGACCCTGGACGACCTGATAGAGGTTGCTACCAGGCACGGCTACTACTGCGAAACAGCCAACGATGTATACCAGGTCCTCCAGGAGGTGTCGCCGTGAGCCTTATCTACGAGCCCAAGGGAAGGGCCGGGGAATATGCACAGCTCGCGCTTAACATCTACCAAGGATGCGGCCACCAGTGCCGCTACTGTTACGTCCAGAAAATGCCAGGACCCGCAGGCAACACCTGGCACCAAGAACCAAAAGCACGGGACAACCTCATAGACCGACTGTCGAAGGAGCTTAACAGTCGCTCAAAGGCGCTCACAGCCCCCATAACGCTTTCGTTCACTTCGGACGCATACCAACCTATAGAAGCAGAGCTAGGACTCACACGGAGGGTTATAACCCTTCTAAAGCACCACGGCCTGAGAGTGGAGGTTCTCACAAAGGGAGGGGCGCGAGCCTGCCGTGACCTGGACCTGCTCGGGCCAGAGGACGCCATGGCCGCCACTTTGACTTTCACGGACGAGAAAGACAGCGCCGAGTGGGAACCGGGGGCGGCACCGCCGGCGGAGAGGATGGAGATGCTGGCTCGCGCGAAGGAGCACGGCATCAGGACCTGGGCCAGCTTTGAACCGGTCATAGACCCGGAGCAGACCTTTCGCCTCATGCGTGAGGTGGCCGGGGTAGTGGACCTGTACAAGGTCGGGAAGATGAATTATCGAGGAGTCCCGGTTGATTGGGAGGACTTCGCGCACAGAGCTCTCGATCTTCTGCAAGAGCTCGGGGTGGATTACTACATAAAAAAGGACTTGAGGTCATACATTGGGGACCGCCGGCCAGAAACAACACGAGCAGATGTACCGGAAGCTCAAGCTCCGGAGGACCCTGCTTCGCTTTTCTGAGCCTGGACCCGCATACGTCCCGTTCATCGGGGATGGAGATATTGCCGCCGAGCTCTACGGCGGCTTTTCCATATTCGGAGCCGACCTCGACTCCCAGAGAATACAGGCCGCCAGGGAGAGGCTCGCGGGGGCAACACTTCGGGTCTGGGATTGCAATGCCTGGCCCTTTCCCCGGGCTACCGAACCCTTCACCCTGGCAGACTTCGACGCCTACAGCGAGCCTTACGCATCGTTCAGGAGCTTCTGGGAACAGGCCCCACACGCAGAGAAGATGGTGCTCTTCTTCACGGACGGGCACCGGCAGGGAATAGTCCGGAGCGGCTCTTGGACCAGGCCCGACGGCAAGAAGGTCAGGCTCGAAACGACCAACGAGCGGAGAGCGATTTTCAATAAATACTTTGGCAGGTATATCCTCCCTTGGTTCAAGGAGTACGTGGAACCTTACGAGGTCAAGGTCGTAACGAAATACCTCAGAGGGATGCAGTTATATTGGGGAGCGGTGATCGAGCATGGCGATAGAGAATCCGTACAAAATGGACGCCAATAAAAAGGCGGAGTACCTCGAGCAGTTGCGGGACGGCCTGAACAGGGGCGAGTCCGCCAGGGCCATAGGGGTCAGTCGAATGACCGTCTGGGAGCACAGGAAGGACGACCCCGACTTCGACCAGGCCTGCAAGGATGCACAGGACGAGGCGGTAGAAGAGGTCGAGGACGCGCTATATGAGAGCGCGGTCAACGGAAACGTGACAGCCGCCATCTTCTATCTCAAGAACAGGGCACCAGGACGGTGGAAAGATGTCCAGCAGAGAGAGTACGGCGGTAAAGACGGAGGACCTGTCAGGGTCGAAGTTAGTATCGCAGAGCGACTTGAAAGAGCTCGCCAACTGCTCGACGTCGGCGCTGCTCCTGGCGGCGCGGGTCCTGATGAATCCGCTGATACCGCACGAGCCGACATCGAAACAGGCGAGGTTCCTAACCCTTAGCGAGAGAGAGTGTTTCTACGGGGGCGCCGCAGGAGGCGGGAAGTCCGAGGCCCTGCTCATGGGAGCCCTTATGTACGCGGACACTCCCGGATACAACGCGATAATCTTTCGGCGCACATACGCGGACCTGGCACTTCCGGGCGCCTTGATGGACCGGGCGTGGGAGTGGCTCGCAGGGACGGACGCGAAGTGGGATGAGAGGGACAAGACCTGGGCATTCCAGAGCGGCGCCACGCTGACGTTCGGGTATCTTGCTACTGAGAATGACAAGTTCCGGTACCAGTCGGCGGACTTCCAGTTCATAGCATTCGACGAGCTGACGCAGTTCACGGAGACACAGTACACATACCTGTTCGGCAGGCTTCGCCGGCTGGTCACCAGTAAGATTCCGGTCAGGGTCCGCGCGGCCTCGAACCCTGGAGGCCTGGGGCACGAATGGGTGAAGCAGAGATACATCATCGAGGGCCCGAAGAAAGGCAGGCCCTTTATCCCGGCCAGGCTGGAGGATAACCCCTACCTGGACCAGGAGGACTACGAGCTGTCACTGGCCGAGTTGGACCCGGTGACCAGGGCACAGCTACGGTACGGGGATTGGGAGATAACAGCCGCCGGTTCCAAGTTCCACCGGGAGTGGTTCGAGATAGTGGACCAGGCCCCGAATGAGGGCGAATACTGCCGGTACTGGGACCTGGCCGCGACAGAACCGAAGAAGCCGGGGGACGACCCCGACTACACGGTGGGGGCGTTGCTCTGCCTGCACGATGGCATCTGGTATGTCTGTGACATCAAGCGGGACCGCCTCACCCCCGGAGGGGTGAAGAAGCTGGTCAGACAGACCGCCGAGCTGGACCGGCAGGACCATCCGGGAGTGCGGGTGGCCATGGAGCAGGAGCCCGGCGCATCAGGGAAGAGCGAGATCGACCGCTACCGCAGAGAGGTCCTGGTGGGCTTCGACTTTCGCGGCAGAAGGGTGTCTGGAGACAAGGAGCTCAGGGCCAACCCTGTGAGCGCGGCGGCAGAGGCCGGCAACGTGAAGCTGGTGAGGGGCCTGTGGATTAACGACTTCCTGGACGAGCTGGTCCTGTTCCCCCAGGGAGCGCACGACGACCAGGTAGACGCCACGAGCGGCGCCTTCTCCGAATTGGCGGGGCCGCGCCTGGCGAAGGGTGGAACCATCCGAAAGAGGAGCAAATGAAAGACCTCACAAAGCTATCGACCGCCGCTTATCCGCCAGAGCTGAAGATTCTGCGGGACAGCGAACGGGAACGCATCATAGCCTGCGCGAAGGCCCAGGCGTATTACGACCAGAAGTTTTGGGCCTACATCGTCGAGGAAGAGCGGTCCTGGGAAGGAAAGACGCTCTTCGAAAAGCAGGCGACGGACTACTTCTCACCGAGAGACGAGGAGCTGGACTACACGCCCACGAAGCTGGAGCTCGGCTACCCGAAGTACTTCATCGACGAAATGGCCTCTTGGATGTTCGAGAACCCGGTGGGGCTGAAGGTCACCAACCCCGACTACCATGAGGCGCTGAGGAGAATCCACCGCTCCAACCTGGTCGATGAGAAGTTGATGCAATCCGCGCAAGAGGGGTGCCTCACGGGCGGCATAGCGGTGAAGGTGCTTTATGTCCCGGGCCTGGGGGTGCGGCTTATATTCCGACCTTCCCGCGAGTGCTTCCCGCTGATGGACCCTGATGATGCTGACGTCATGAAGAAGGTGCACTTCTGCGCGTACCTGGACGATGACGAGCACATCTGGAAGCAGACCTTCGAGCTTGTGCCCTGGGGCCAGGGGCAGGCCTGCAAGGTCACGGAGGCGATATACCACGTGAATTCGCTGGGGAGATCGAACCCCGTGCCCGAGAAGTCGGACCAGGAAATCCTCCACAACGGCGACCGGGCCATAGATTTTATACCGGTGCAGTTGATTCCGAACGAGCCGAACCTGGGGGATGTCTGGGGGAAGAGCGACCTGGAGCCGCTCTACTCTCCTATCAATGAGATATGCCGCAAGACGTCCGACCTCGGGGACGCGCTGAAGTTCGAGCTGTTCCCCATAAACATCCTGAAGAACGTCCTCGAGAGCGAGGTGGACCAGTTCGAGATACGCCCCGGGGCCCTGTGGAACCTGGTGGACGGCGACTCCGAGCACCCCGCGTCCGCGGACAAGCTCGAGAGCTCCATGGCCAACGCGGACCACGTGAAGCAGTACGTCGATATGCTGAAGGAGGCCCTGCACCTCTTCAGCGGCGTGCCCCAGACCACCAGGGACAAGGTGGACGCGACCGGGCAAGTCTCGGGAGTGGCCTTGAAACTCATGTTCACCGCGATAGTGAGCAAGAGTAGCCGCAAGCTCAAGTACTGGCTACCCCGGCTGGAGAGGATGTACGATTACGCGCTCCGCACCGCCAGCACCTATGAGGGGCTGGATTATGACCCGGAGGAATTCGACCTCGAGGTGAACGCCGTACCGCGAGTCCCCCAGAACGAGATGGAGGAGCTCGAGAAGCAGGCGAAGAGGATAGAGATGCTGGTGGCCAAGGTGGTGACCGTCCTCCAGGAGCAGGGGATAGAGGACCCCGAGGAGTACCTGGCCGAGGTCCTCACCGAGCGCCGGCAGATAGAAGATGCTTTGAACCCGGACATCTACGGCGCGGCCATAGAGCAGGAGGCTGAGTCATTCGAGGAGGAACCCGAGGAGTGACCTGGGAGCAGTACATGATGAAGGCCCGGCGCGAAGCCGTACTGGGCCTCAAGAGATACGACAAACAGCTCGGCACCATCTATCGGAGGTTGACGGATGAGGTCCTGGACGTCCTTGACTCGGCGGCTGGAGCTCGACGGTGGCAACAGCGGCAGGTCATTAGCGCCCTGGCGCAGGCGGCGAAGGCGTCTGGTCAGGAGGTTGAAGGACTTATGTCTCGGGCCCTGCTCGACGCCGGTAGGCCGGTGGTCAAGTACACCGCTCAGGGCCTGGGGCCATACGAGGCCGCCATGGGAGAGGCCGGCCTTCGCGTAGACATGGCCACGGTCCTGTTCAGGGTCCCCCAGGAGGCGGTGGCCGTTCTCCACGCGCGGACCTACTCGGACGGACTGTACCTGTCCGACCGGATATGGAATCTGACCAGAAACTCCCAGAGGGGCCTACAGAGGATGGTCATAGACGGGCTTGCGAAGGGCCTGCACTATGACGACCCCAGGCTGGCGGAGCAGGCCAAGAGGTTTCTCCAGCCGGCGCGCCTGGGGAAGAAGGTCAAGCCCCAGATAACCCGCACCCTGAAGGACGGCACGAAATACACCTTCAGACAGAGGCCGGTCAGTTTCGACGCGGCCAGGCTTCTGAGGACCGAGTACATGAGCGCCTTCCGGGAGGCCGGCTCTATATGTGCTGAGAAGAACCCGGCCTGCGAGGGTGAGCAATGGCTCATCTCGGAGTTCCATCCGGACATCGGGTGCGCTTGTGAGGACTATGCGACTCACGACGAGGGCCTGGGGGAAGGCGTTTACAAGGTAGGTGACCTGCCGATAACGCCGCACCCGAGTTGCCTGTGCACTTCCCAGCAGGTGACGGTGTCCCTGGACGAGTTCATGGGGTGGTGCCAGGACTACGTGAACGGCGAACGGAACCAGATCGCCGAGTGGTGGGATAAGTACGGGATGGAAATGGCGGCTTAAAGCAACCCGCGCGAGCGGTTTATATATTCCCCAGGGTCCCCAGAGCGGGGGCCTTCTTAGTACCAGAGGAGGTACATCATGGCCGAACCTAACGATGAGGGCCAGGAGCAAGCGCAGGAGGAAGGCCGGCAGGCCGCTTCTGAGCCAGCTTCAGGTGCCAATTGGGAGGAGAAGGCAAAGCACTTTCAGTCCATAGCGGACAAGAGAGATGCAGACCTGAAAGCCTTGCAGGACAAGGTCAGCAAAATGGAGGAGGAGCGGGACAAGAAGCGAGAAGAGGAGCTCAAGGAGCAGGAAAAGTTCCAGGAGCTTTACAACGAGGCGAAGGCCAAGGCCGAGTCCCTTGAAAGGGAGAAGGCAGGCCTCGACCTACGGGTGAAGCTACAGGACCATCTCTCCAACGAGCAC